GAACAATTACATCTATTTTATTAACAGTAAATAATACAACTGTTGGTAATGATTTAACAGGTGCAACTGTTACTCGAATAAGAACACTTGCCAGATTTATTGATGCTGTTAATTTCCCTGGAGACATAAATCCTTATGGAACACCAGATTCTACAGCAGAGTTTCCGCAAGAAATATATAAAATAGATAGAAAATCAGCAGAAAACAGAGATGCAGTACAATTTGAACTTGCATCAGTGTTTGATCTTGCTGGTATTCGTGCTGGTAGACAATGCACTAGAACAGAGTTTCCTTCTATTGGTACGGCTATAGGATGAATTGGAAAGACGCTGCACTTAATCATGCTGAAACAGAAGATCCAAAAGAATCTGTTGGTCTTTTGTTAAATATTCGAGGAAAAGAAAGATATTATCCTTGTCGTAATCTTTCAATGACAGCACATCAATGTTTTATTCTTGATCCAGAAGATTATGTAAAAGCTACAAATGTTGGAGAAGTCACTGCTGTTGTTCATAGTCATCCTACAACACCTCCTATTGCTAGTCAGGCAGATAAGGTTGCGTGTGAACAAAGTGGACTTCCGTGGCATATTGTTAATCCAAAAACAAAAAAATGGGGATATTATGAACCACAAGGATATGAAGCTCCATTATTAGGGCGAGAATGGGTATGGGGTATTACAGATTGTTGGAGTTTAGTAAGAGATTATTACAAGCAAGAAAGAGGTATAGAGTTGAAAGATTATGAAAGACCAATTACTCCAGAAGAGTTTATGAAAGATCCTTTATTTGAAAGTTACGCTTGGAGAACAGGATTTAGAGAACTTAGACCCGATGAAAAATTACAAACTGGAGATGTTTTATTAATGAGTATTTTAGATTCAACTTTAAATCATGTAGCTATTTTCCTTGGAGATGAGGTATTACATCATTTAACCGATAGACTATCTTGTAGAGAGCCATATTCTTCTTGGTTGTTAAAATGCACAGGAAAGAGGTATCGTTATGCTTCGTAAAATAAAATTATATGGAGAACTTGCAAACTTTATAGGACATAAAGAGTTTGAAGTAAAAGTACATAGCTTATCTCATGCTGTTAGTTTTTTAATAAATAATTTTGAGGGTGTAGAAAAATATATGAGTCCTAAACATTATCAGGTAAAAGTTGGTAATTATGCGGTAGATGAATCAGAATTATGCCATCCTATTGGTCAAGAAGATATACATTTTATTCCTGTTATTACTGGTGCTGGTCGAGGCATTGGAAAAGTATTATTAGGTGCTGCGTTGATTGCAGGTGCGTTTATGTTTTCCCCTATGACCCTTGGATCTTTTACAGCAAAAGGTATAGCAGCAGGAGCAACTCCATTTGCGAAAATAGGATTTTTAGCTAAAGCGTCTTTATACGTTGGAACATCTTTAGTAATATCAGGTGTGAGTGATATGTTATTTCCTTTACCTAAATTTGAAGGGTTTGAATCAGAAGAAGATCCTAGATTATCTTTTAATTTTAATGGTATACAAAATACATCAAGAGCTGGTACACCTGTGCCTATAGTTTACGGAGAAATATTCACTGGATCGGTTGTAATTAGTGCTTCGGTAGACACTGAACAGGTACAGGCATGACAGATATTAAACGTATTATTAGAGGTGCAAAAGGTGGGAATCCATCCCCTCCAAAACCCACTAGAGAACCTGATACTCTTCACAGTAGACAGTATGCAACTTTTTTAGATTTAATATCAGAAGGAGAAATAGAAGGTTTTGCTACTGCATCTAAAGAAGGCAGAACAAAAGGTACAACTGCATATAATAATGCTGCATTGAAAGATGTATTTTTGAATGATACTCCTGTTATTAGAGCTTCAGCAGATTCTACTGATATTCAAGATGTAGATAGAAATTTTCAAAATGTAACTTTTAATCCTAGATTTGGTACTGATAGTCAAACTCCTATACCAAATATAGATAGTAGTGTATCTACAACAAATGTCGGTGTAACAGTAACAAAAGCTACTCCAGTAACTAGACAGATTACAAATACAAATGTTGATAAAGTAAGAGTATCTGTTACTTTCCCTCAACTACAGAAAGCAACTGATGATGGAGATTTGCTTGGCAGTGAAGTTACTTTATCTATAGCTGTTCAATATAATTCTGGTGGTTTTACCACTGTTATAACTGACACAATAAAAGGTAGAAGTGGCGATGCGTACCAAAGAGATTATGGTATAGAACTTACAGGTGCATTTCCAGTAGACATTAGAGTAAGTAGAGTCACAGATGATGCTACAGACACTAATTTACAAGATACTTTTCAGTGGACAAGTTTTGGCGAAATAATTGAAGAATCTCGTAATTATAACAACAGTGCTTATACTGCTTTGCGTTTGGATTCAATGCAGTTCAGTTCAATTCCTGATAGAAAATTTAGGATTAGAGGAATAAAAGTAAGGATACCAGGTGCAGGTGCATCTAGCTCTGGCACTCCTACTGTTGACAGTACTACAGGCAGAATAGTGTATCCAGATGGATATATTTTTAATGGAGTTATGGGAGCAGCTACATGGTGTTCATGTCCTGCGATGATTCTGCTTGATCTCTTAACCACAAGCAGATATGGATTTGGAGATCACATAACAGATAGTTCTCTTGATCTTTTTAGTTTTGTAAATGCCAGCAAGTTCGCCAATACTCTTGTTGATGATGGTGCTGGAGGACAAGAAGCTAGATTTAGTTGCAACGTAAATATACAAAGTCCTAAAGAAGCGTTTGACTTAATTAATGAATTAGCAGGTGTTATGAGGTGTATGCCAATATGGTCTGCTGGTTCAATAACAATTACACAAGATAAACCTAGAGATCCAAGTTATTTATTTAGTCTCTCAAATGTGACCGAAGAGGGTTTTTCATATTCTGGTAGCAGCTTAAAAACAAGACATAGTGTTGTATCTGTTTCATATTTCAATATGGATAGCCAAGAAGTTGATTTTGAAGTGCATGAAGATACAGATTTGATAGCAAAAATAGGTACAGTTATTAAAAAAGTAAAAGCGTTTGGTTGTACAAGTCGTAATCAAGCGAAAAGATTGGCAAAAGCTATTGTATTCGCTGAAAATAATGAATCAGAAATTGTTACTTTTGCAACATCTATTGACGCTGGTGCGATTGTACGCCCAGGTGCGATTATTGAAATTCAAGATCCTGTAAGAGCAGGGGTAAGAAGAGGTGGAAGATTAAAAAGTGCTGCTTCTACAACTGTTGTTACTGTTGACGATACTGCTGCAACAGATCTTGCTGTAGATGCGAGTGGTAATCCTGTTGGAGATGCAAAAATATCTATTATTATGCCTGATGGAACAATGGAAGTGGGCGATATTTCTGCTGTATCAGGAGCAACTATTACTGTTGATAGTGTTGTAAAAAACAATACTGATGGAACGCAAACCACTCAATCTACTTTTAGTGCCGTTCCAAATGCAAATACAGCTTTTCTTATATCTAATGTAACTACTCAATCTCAGTTATTCAGAGTAATAACAGTAGAAGAAAATGATGGGATAAATTATGCAATCACAGCCTTATCTTATGTTGAAGGTAAATACGCATTTATTGAAGATGGCGAAGCATTACCAGCTAGAGTTGTTTCTAAACTAAATGAACCAGCTAATCCTCCTTCTAACGTCACTGCTGTTGAAAGAATATTTCCTATAAATAATCAGGCTGTATCAAAGATTATTATTAGTTGGCAACCAATAGTCGGTGTTACTGAATATCAGGTTAATTACAGATTTGGTAATGATAATTTTATTAGTGAAAAAGTAGCTAGACCTGATTTTGAAATAGTAAATAGTAGAAAAGGAACTTATACGATTCAAGTATTTTCTTATAATGTTCAAAATGTAATATCAGCTAGTTCAAGTAATTTAACTTTTGAAGCTGTTGGTAAAACAGCTTTACCACAAGATGTTTCGGGATTACTTGTCGAACCAGTTTCAGATCAGTTTGTACGACTGCGTTTTGATAAAGCAACAGATATTGATGTTACGCATGGTGGAAACGTAGTTGTTAGGCATAGTAATCTTACAGATGGAACGGGTACATTTACTAATTCTGTTGATATTATTCCTGCTTTACCAGGAAACGTATCTGAGACATTAGTACCAGCAGTAGATGGAGAATACATTCTTAAATTCAGAGATGATGGTGGCAGACTAAGTTCTGGAGAAACTTCTGTTGTTGTAACAACTCCTGATCCTATCCCTAAATTACTTGTATTAGCAGATAGAGAAGATACTGATGCAACACCTTTTGCTGGAGATAAAGTTGATTGTTTCTTTTCTGATGATGTAAACGGACTTGTCCTTGGATCGTTAGAAACATTAGATGATGTAACTGATTTTGATACTATTCCTGATTTTGACTTTTTAGGTGCTGTTGATATTACTGGTGGTCATTATGACTTTGCTTCTAAGTTGGATTTAGGCGGGAAACAACCACTTAGATTAAAACGACATTTTGTTACACAGGGTTTTTATCCAAATGATCTGATTGATAAAAGATCAGCAAATATTGATACTTGGACAGATTTTGATGGTGCTACTGCATTTGATGTCAACGCAAAACTGCTGGTGGCAACAACGGACAGTGATCCAGCTACATCTGATTCAGCAACTTACACGCAATCTGGAACGACAATAACAGTAACAAAATCTAGTCATGGATTCAGTATCGGCACTTTTGTCGATATTGATTTTACAAGTGGCGGTGCAACTGACGGATATTTTGAAGTTCAATCTGTTCCAAGTAGCAGTACTTTTACTGTCACTGCCTCATCCAGTGCGACAATATCAAGTAGCAACTGTAATATTGGAGCAGGATTTACTAAATTCAACACACTTGCAAATGGAACTTTTATTGGTCGAGGATTTAGATTTAGATGTCAAATGGATTCAGATGACCCTGCACAATCTATCGAAGTAGATCAATTAGGCTATACAGCAGAGCTTGATAGCAGAACTGAAACTGTAAATACTGCGATAGCATCTGGTACGTCAAGTAAAGCAGTCACGTTCCAACACGCTTTCTTTACAGGAACTTCTGAGCTTGGAGGATCTACTTCTGCTTATCTGCCTAATATTGGAATTACTTTAGAAAATGCCCAAGCTGGAGACTTTTTTGCTCTGTCTAATATTTCTGGGACAGGATTTACAATAGATGTAAAAAATAGAGATACATCTGGTAGTGAAACTTTTGTTAATAGAAATTTCAAATATGCTGCAACGGGATTTGGGCGTGGTAGTTAGTATTGAATTAAGATATACTTAGATAAAAAATTGGATTAGGTAATGGCTACTCACGATTATGTTATAGATAACTCCACTGGAGCTAATGTCCGAACTGATTTAAATAATGTATTGCAAGCGATATTAACCAATAATAGTTCTGGTTCTGCTCCTAGTACCACTGCTGCATATATGTTGTGGGCTGATACAAGTAACAATATTTTAAAGATGAGAAATTCAGCTAATGATGGCTGGATTGATTTAAGAACACTTACTGGTGGTATAACTTCTAGTGCTGATGCAACAATAAATTCAATTACTGTTGGTAAAGGTGCAAACTCTGTTGCAGGTAATACTGTTCTTGGAGAGACAGCTTTAGATGCTTCTGTTACTGGTGGAAATAATACTGCGATTGGTAAAAGTACTCTTACAGCTAATACCAGTGGTACAAAAAATACGGCTGTTGGAGCGTTTGTTTTAGATGCCACCACTACTGGTTATGCCAATACAGGTGTTGGTTATAATTCCTTAAGCAGTAACACAACGGGTTATCAAAATACAGCTATTGGAGAACTTGCTTTACATACTGCTACTACTGCAAATAATAATGTTGCGGTAGGGCATAAAGCACTGCAACTTGCTACAGATGGAGAGAATAATACCGCAGTTGGTACTTTTAGTTTAGATGCTCTTACAACAGCAGATGTCTGCACTGCTCTCGGTAGAAGTGCTTTATCTGCTGTGACAACTGGAGCAGACAATATTGGTGTTGGATATTTTGCTGGTGGTGCAATTACTTCAGGTATAAGAAATATTGCTATTGGAAATTATGCCTTAGATGCAGCCACTACAGGCGAAGGTAATATTTGTATTGGATATTCTGCTGGAAGTTTAATTACTACAGCAAGTCTTAACTTGGCAGTTGGTCATTTTGCCTTACAAAGATGCACAACTGGTACAAGAAATACAGCTTTAGGAAGAATAGTTTTAGAAGATGTTACGACTGAAAATGATAATACAGGAATTGGATATAATTCACTTGCAAATACTACGGCATCACAAAACACAGCCGTTGGTTCTAGTACAGCACCAAATAATACAACAGGAACCAATAATGTTGCTGTTGGATATGTTGCGTTAAATGCAAACACAACTGGTGCTCAGAACGTGGCAGTGGGTTCTTTAGCTTTAGATGCTAATACAACAGCAAATAATAACGTAGCGGTAGGTCATAATTCACTATCAGCAAACACTACAGGTATTAGCAATATTGCTATGGGAGCTGGTGCTTTAATGGTTAATACCACAGCAAGTAATAATACTGGTTTAGGTCACGAAGCATTAACAGCAAACACAACTGGTATTCAAAACACTGCCATAGGAAGTCGAAGTTTAAAAACAGCAACAACTGCAAGTTATAACGTAGCTGTAGGTGATCAAGCGTTAGAAAATACCACAACTGGACATAGTAATACAGGCATTGGAACTTTTGCTTGTGAGTCAAACACAACTGGTACAAGTCTTGTAGGACTAGGATATGAGTCTTTAGGACAAAACACAGAGGGAAATGACAATGTGGCTGTTGGATACCAGGCACTTCGAGCTAATACTACAGGAGATTCAAATACAGCAATAGGTCACAAGGCACTTTTAGCAAACACAACAGCAGATTACAACACAGCTATTGGTCGTTTTACAATGGGGTCTAACACCACAGGAGCACGAAATGTTGGTATAGCTCCTTTTGCGTTAGATGCAAACACAACTGGTAATTATAATGTTGCGATTGGATATGCAGCTTTGACTAGCAATACAACTGGTGAAAGAAATACAGCCGTTGGATATAACGCTTTGAATCCAAACACTACGGCTAATGACAATGTTGCTGTTGGATATATTGCTCTAGGGTCTAACACAACTGGAACTTTAAACGTAGCTGT